CGATCGCATTTCTGACCTTGGCGGACGGAACAGCCGGGCGGCTTCGTTACCGGGCGGCGGCAAGCTTCGATGACGATCAGGATGCTCATCAGTATCGACGGGATTTTCTGTATGATGTTGAGTACGGAACAACTGTGAAGGCAGATGCGCCATCGATGCTGTTCAGTGACCTTATCTGGAATGGCGAGTCGGTCTACGGGTAGTGACCTAACAGATCTGACGATGGTCGGAGGCCGTGAGGATGCCCTGTTAGCGAAATCTGTCTGTGTAGGCCTAGGCAGGCTTCTGCCGCGAAAACCGGAAACTAAGAGGTTTTGAGCATGCCAATCGTGCAACAAGGTACATTGAACACGACCGCTTTGGTGGTGCCGGATTTGTATGTGCAGATCGTTCCTCCCCAAAATCTTGTTACTAACGGTGTGCCAACAAATTTGATGGGCGTTGTAGGCACCGCGAGCTGGGGGCCGGTGAACCAGCCCGTCATTGTTGGGACCATGGCCGATTATGCGCAGAATTTCGGGCCGATTGTTACTCGGAAGTATGACATGGGTACTTCTGTCGCGACTGCGATACAGCAGGGTGCTGCTGACTTTCGATGTGTCAGGGTGACGGATGGGACCGACCTGGCCGCGAGCTATGCGCTGGGCCTGGCGAATGGCAGTTTCAACGTGATGTTCACGGCGCTCCATACCGGGTCGCTTGGAAACAATATCACTATCACCCTTGCTCAGGCCGCGATGACGGGAGCGTGGCAGCTTGTGGTGGGGCTGCCCGGATTGGTTCCTGAGGTGTACCCCAATATTCAGGCGCCTTCCGCCGCTCGCTTCTGGCAAAATCTTGTAGCTGCCATCAATACTGGGACGGGCGCGCTTCGGGGACCGTCGCAGCTTGTTGTTGCAACGCCGGGAAGTTTGACAAGCGAGGCCCCCTTTGCCTTTGGGCCGCTATTGCTTTCTGGGGGTAGTGATGGCGCCAGCGGGGTGGCTTCTGTTACCCTGATTGGGCAGGATACCGTGCCGCGTATGGGGATGTATGCCTTGCGTTCGCAGGGGTGTGGCATTGGCGTGCTGGTCGATTCGGATGATTCGACGCAATGGACGACCCAGGCTGCATTCGGCCTGTCGGAAGGACTTTACATGATCCTGACCGGGCCCTCAGGACAGACCATCCCAGGCGCAGTGGCAACAATGCAGGCCGCCGGGCTAGATTCTTATTCGGCCAAGTTGATGTTTGGTGATTGGGTATACTGGTATGACCAGGCGAATGCTGTGACAAGGTTGGTTTCGCCTCAAGGTTTCGTGGCCGGCCGCCTCGCCAATCTATCCCCGGAGCAGTCCAGCCTGAACAAACCGCTTTATAGCGTGATCGGTACGCAATGGTCGGGGGCACCTAATACCGGGCAAGTTTCGACTTACAGCGATGCGGAACTGCAGATACTGTTCCAGAGCGGAATTGACGTGATCGCCAATCCGCAGCCGGGTGGCGCGTATTGGGGGGTTCGTTGTGGGCACAACACATCTACCAATGTTACTATACATGGCGACAATTACACGCGGCTCACGAACTATATCGCGGCCACACTTGCCGCCGGGATGGGCCAGTTTATTGGTCAAGTTATCAACACTGCGTTGTTTCAGCAAATCAGGTCGACGCAGCTTAGTTTTCTGCTCAATTTATTTTCCCAGGGTATTCTGGGGAGCATAGACGGTTCGCTGCCCTTCTCGGTGATCTGCGACAGCAGCAATAACCCGCAAAGTATGACAAATCTCGGCTTTGTGCAGAGTAACGCCCAGGTACAGTTCCAGAGTATCAATGAAATGTTCATCGTGAACGTCGAAGGCGGTCAGACTGTTATTGTGCAAAGGCAGACCTTGCCCGGCGGAATACCTTCTACGACCTAACTTTCATGCGGGCTGGAACCGACGATTCCAGTGGAGTTTACCAGACCGGGTTTAGGAGTGAGCAAACATGCCGATCAATGCCTTTTCGATCGGGCGCGACTGCCAGCTTGTGGTGATCGGGCCTCAAGGGCGGGTTGACCTGACCTATGTGAGTGGCTTCGAAAGTCGGCAAATGACACAAGCCGTTCGGCTTGATCGTCTGGATGGGATACCCATGGGAGCCGAGCTGCCCAAAGGGTGGGAGGGCAGCTTCGAGGTGGAGCGGGGTAACAGCGATCTCGATGATTTCATTGCGCAGGCCGAGCAGATCTATTTCGTGCAAGGCTCACTGCCGGCAGGAACGATTTACCAATACGTGGCCGAAGTGGATGGATCAACCTCGACCTACCAATTTAGTGGTGTGGTTTTCAAGCTTGCGAATGCAGGCGACTGGCATGGCGATGCAAGTGTAAAACAAAAGCTTGAGTTTTTTGCCACGCAGAGGCAACGACTTTGACGACCCCCACATCGCAAATTCTGTCTGCATCCATGGCCCCTCTGATCGTGCATGATCATGATGGCAGGGAGTTGGTATTGCGTCGGCTCACTGCTTTGGACAGGTTGCGGCTGTTCAAGGCAATCGGCCCTGTATTGTCACAGAACAACCTTTATCTTGGCATGGTAACCCTTGCAGCTTCGGTAACCGCCATTGATGCTATACCCGTGCCAGCTCCTACGACTGAAGGACAGGTGGAAGCTCTGGTCGCGCGGTTAGGGGATGTGGGCATCGCTGCGGTGGCAGCAGCACTGGCAAGCGACGCATCCCCGACCATGGAAGCCACCACACAGGGAAACTGAGTAGGCACCCCGATCTGGTAGACTGCTTATATTTGATCAAGAACGGGGTGCCTTTTGACGTTGCTTTTTCACTTCCGCCAGAAGAGCGGCTCGCGTGGCTTGTTGCGATGGGGCGGTTGGACGGTATCGAATTTGACTGGGGCGTGCGGCGTTGGAAAAGTTCGTGAACGATGCGATCATCGCTGCTGGCGAGCGGCTGCGGGAAGTGTTGAGGACTGGCTTGTCCGAGCAGGGCTTTGCAGACGATTTGGAGGTGCGGTTACAGGAAGGTGGGGTTATTATCGCAAGCCGCTCAAGTGATGTGGCGGGTGTGGAATTTGGCAGGCCAGGCACGCCGCCCATGGCAGTGATGGGAAACATCGCGCGAGAGTCTGCATTGGCAGTGGTGGAGGTGTTGGCAAACCACTTGAGGAGCAGAGAGCTTTGATGGAAGCTTTTGAAATCGGCGTATCGCTTGCGCTCAAGGATGGTATTTCCGGCAGTATCGAGAGGGCAAGGCAGAGTGTCGAGGACCTGCAAACTGCCATCCGGTCGTCTGTCGTTTCTATGAAAGATTTACGTGAGGTGGGGCGAAAGAGCGGTTCCATAGGCATTGACCAACGAAGCCCAAAGCCATTTGGAAAGCCTGCGCCACAGGCCGCCATTACGAAAGCTTCCATTGATGCTCGGACCTCAGCCCCAATGCCGGTGGTGGATGCGCCGCGAGGAGCGCAGCCATCGGGATCTGTCTGGGGCGAGCAGAGAGATATTCATACCGCTTTGGCCAGTGAGCTGACGCCAGAGGAGCCTCCAGAAGAGGTTGATAAGTTCCAGCATTTGCCGTTGCCGTACGCAAAAATGGCGTATCAGGAAACAGTCTTAAGCACTGCGCCAAAACTGGGAAAGCGTAATACAGCGGCCTTTCAAACGTATGCCGATGAGACCAGGCGCGGCGCGGCGCCTCCAGCTCCCGATCTCGATAAAGTAACGACTTTTGTGGATAATTCGAGCTATCTGGTGCCGCGGAATGAACCAGAGGCTGACGGGACAGGCGTTCCTGGAATTGTCGGATCCCCGCGCTTGAATGGTCCGGGTGTGGGTGGGGGAGCAAAGAACGGAACTAGGGCAGGCAGCCATTACGAGTTTATTGAGTTAAACTCAATGATGATGCCAGACCAGAGCGGCACGCAAAAGATGGGCGCCAGGTTGGACAAACCTTTGGTTAACCAACCCGCGGCGCCAGGTTTGGCGGGACTCGGGGCACCAGACATCTGGGCCTCTCATGGACCAGAGGTGGAGACTGGACCGACCAAGGCCGAGCTGATGGAAAATTGCTCCACTGATGCTCGTTTTTATCCGACCTTCAGGACGGGTTCCGCCCAGGCCTGCAATATGAAAAACTTTGCGACGCCGCAAAACGGGCAACGATCCGAGGAACCCAGCAAAGGGGATGTGTATTTGGATGGCTTGCTCGTTGGCCGGTGGATGTTGCGCTTT